TGCCATTGGCTACGGCTTTAAAAGAACGAGCCATAGTGAAGAGTTGCGAAGGCATACTCACTACAACATTGGCTGTAATGTCTGTCATTTAATTTGCTCCAGATACAATGAATCGCCGCAGCGTGGCCACGGTGAATTTTGGGCATAAAAAAACCCAGCCGAAGCTGGGTCGTTGCGTTGGTTATCTGTCAGTAGTTATGTACTGAAGGAGGTAATTCTTTGTTCTTAAGTCTTATCCATGCTGAAAGGTTTGTTGGTCCGTCTGGCTCATTAATATCAACATCTCGTGTATGGTTGATTAAAACATCTCTCGCCATATCGATAATACGGGAGAACTCATAACCGCAGTCATGACATCTGCCGGAATAGTTCGATTGAATTTGTTTTAGCGCCGGATACAATTCGCGGAATAATGCCTGTGAGCGGTTGGCATAATCCCATAGCCATACAAGGCTGTTTGCTTCTTTTGCAGAAAGCTCGTTGGTTTTCTTCTCTTGTTTGCCAATGAACTCACCTTCAAGCGGAACTCGAGCTGCAAGTGACAGTGCTTCGGTAAACTGCTCCTCACTGATTTCTTTGTATGAACATCCAAAATGGGATTTCAGTGACGACCACATGGTGATCATCGCCTTAGCCTGTTTTTCCTTTGGCAGAGACTGACCGCGACTCATGACGAGTTGTTTAATGGCTTCCTGCTGTTCAGTGGTGATTTTACCCGGCAACGCCTTTTTAGCTTTGCGTGGGTTAACTACATGACCTTTAGTCCAGTACTCGTATAGCACATCGTCACACTCTTCCTGATACTGGATTACCTTGTCGCGGATTTCAGGACGGACTTTGTTTGGCTGAATGCTTGAAAGCCAAGCCGCAAACTTACGAAAGGCAAGGCATATCATTAACTGTTTACCGCCAGCAGAAGGTATTTCGATTTCCGAAATACCTTTGACAAATCTCTGTTTTAATTTAACAAATTGAGCAGCCCAAACCATACCCATGCCTTCTACAACGGGTTTCATAGGAACGTAAGGTTCATTGTTAATGCTGACCAAAAAGAGATTTGTTCCGTGGAATGGAACGTTGATTGTATGTTCTGCAATTGCTACACTCGTCATGTCGTTAATTCCTATGCGTGGTTTTACGATACCGAAGCCCTGACTGTTACCGCAGTTGGGGCTTCACTGTTTTTGTAAGTCACTGTAGTTATAAAACCACTGACCACTCATTCTTGCTTTGATTGACTCTACTGAATCACGGCAAGGAATGATTCCACCTGACATCATTCTGATCTCCGTAAATTCACCGCTCCTTACCGACTCAATGCCATTAACGTTAACTAAAGATTTACCTCTACCAAGTGCATTCTCATAGCCAATCTCATCAACCTCAATAAACCTCATACCGTTATCCCCTCTCTCTTCAGGCTGTCCATCACTCGCTTATAAATCTCAGAGTTAACAGATCGCCCGTTCTCTTCAGCTACCTTGCGCACCAAATCCAATACTTCTTTAGGCCACCGCAAATTGAACTGCGGCATTTTGCTCATTCCTTTCATATTCACCTCACAATATGGGTCCACCGTGGACCCATTGAGAATATAGTAGAGTGCTTCTATCATGTCAATACACTAACTTGGGGTGATGGCATGGCTAGAGACGATCCGCACTTTAACTTCCGTATGCCTTTGGAAGTAAGAGAAAAATTGAAATTAAGAGCAGAGGCTAACGGAAGGTCAATGAACTCTGAGTTATTACAAATCGTTCAGGATGCTCTCTCAAAGCCATCATCAATTGTAGGCTATCGAGACGAAGCTGAGCGAGTCGCGGATGAGCAATCTGACGTTGTTAAGAAGATGGTCTTTGAAACGCTGAAAAATATTTATAGCAAAAGTAAGTTATAGGCTTATGACGTACAGTTAACCATATCGATATTGGCTCGCGTGATGACAAATGAAAAAAAGCAATGGACTCACATTAAAACTTGACGGAACCACCCCTGGCCAGCTGTCAATGGCTAAGTTGGTCAAGTATATGTCTGCTCTCGTAGATCTATACGGTTCTGCAGATTCTGTTCACTTCGACTGTGTAAGTGAAGGATCGGCTGACTTAAATGCATGGGTCGATAATGATATTTGTTATAACGCTGTCATAGCAAGGGCCTCTCTCTCAGCCAAAGAGAAATCACCCGCGTATCAAAAAATTGTTAATTTACTGGAACATGATGGTTTTTCAGCGAAACTACTCGGACGAAACCACTCAACCATTATCGCATTCCCGCGAGTAAAAAAGGAGCCAATCCCTTTACTCATAACAAAAACATCAGAAGTTCAAGGAAGGCTATACAGTGTTGGCGGAAAAGACAATTCAATACCTGTGCGTATTGAGGGAGCCAACGGCGAAACATTCAAGTGCGAGGCAACCCCTGATTTGGCGGCAGCTCTTGGGTCCCATCTATTCAAATATATTAGGGTTAAAGGAGATGGGTGCTGGGAAAAAAAGAACAACAAATGGGAGCTAAAGAAACTAAAAATAACTTCATTTGTATTGCTCAAAAAATCATCACTCAAGGATGCTATTAATGCTATCAAGCAAGTTCCTGGAGATCAGTGGTCCGAGGAACGCGATGTTGATTCAATCCTTAGGACTCTGAGGAAGATAAATTGCGAGTAATTTTAGATACCAATATTCTGGTATACCTACTATCAGATATAGAACACGATTATAGATTATCTGACCCTATACTTGGTTCTGAGATTCCAGATGCCAAAAGAAGAGCAGAAGCTCTTGTTGATCGAATAGATAACAAGAACGGGACAATCATCGTTCCAACTCCTGTATTGGCGGAGTTTTTAGTTGGAATCCATAAAGATTACCAACAAGAAAAACTGAATGTTATCAAATCGTTATCGTGCTTCGAAACTGTATCGTTTGATGAGTTGGCTGCTATTGAATGCGCATCGATACCAACATTAAAAGAATTAAGGAAAATTAGCACAGAAGGTACAGCAAACAAAATTAAGTTTGACAGACAAATAATAGCAATTGCAAGAGCAATTAATGCTGACGAGGTATGGACTCATGATAAGGGAGTGTTTGAGCGTTGCAAAAGTCTCAATATTCCTGTGTTCACATTATCATCAATAGAACCAATTCCGGTTCAAAGTCTCATGGAGTTCTTACACGATTCAGACGATCAGAGATTACACTAAAATATAATTTTTATGCATCCGTGATAATTACATCCGTCACGGATACATAAAGCTATAGCCAAAAGTGGACAAACCTTTATCTCACTCCAAACCATCTGGTATCCTGCGCAAAACTAAGGAGGTTGGTGTGTTTGGTATATTAACGAGAAGCAAGATAAAAAAATTAAGGGCAGAACTCGCCGAAACACAAAAACTGGCTTCACATTTTTACAAAATGAAATACGACGCTGAAGAGCGTGCATTTGTTGAGTTATGCGATTTATCTATTCGTATGGGAGTAGAGCCAGATGTAGCGGCAAAAACCCAACAAGGCATTGATATACTTGCAGATGTTGTTTTAAACAGGCAATATGCGTTTTATCTAAACGAGAAGGCCATTCAGATTTACTCTCAAATCTTCCTCCTAGAAAAAAGAAGAGGAACTCACGATCGAGAAGAGTGGTTAAATGAAGTTGTTAAAAAATCTGGCTGGGAAGTTGTTTCATCAGAGCTACCTCTTATTTGTGCTGATTTAATCGAAGAGGCAAAAGAGCGCCTATCCGATGGCTAAACGAATCCATCCGTGGATTACTAATTACTCCCGCTCCATTCCGCTTAGCGATGCCACAATCCCAGCCCTCGCTAAGCGCTGAAACTCTTCGTTTCCGACGGTATCACGTATCGCTTTTACAGCAGCTTTATTTGCCATAAATCTGCGTTCAGCCGCCGCTAATGCACCATCACTTGCCCCAACCTTAACTGCCTTTGTTGCCTCTTGAACAGCCTTTTCAATAGCGTAACGACCACTGCGGGATGCAGCTAACTTTTCTATCGTCCCTTTAGCTATAGATCCAGAAACAGCCCCCACAACACCGCCAACAATCCCTCCACCAGTGGTGCCAACAATAGCCCCTGATGTTGAATTGCCTATTGCATTGAGAACTGTCATGACAGCTTTTGGCAGTCCTTGCTCAAGAGAGTTAATTGCCGGTATAGAGCGCCCCGTATGCTCTACATATCGCAGTGGTCTGGTTGCTGCTCTGGCAAGGTCGCTGTATGCCCTAGCAATCTTACCCATTTCTGGCGAGTGCTTGCTAATGGCAGTAATATTCTGCGGCGTAAGGATCGACGCTATATGGAATACGCCAGCAGACTCTGATTTACCGCCACGCCCCCCTTGCGATACCGCATCTTGTAATATTGATGCAATTGCTGGAGATCGCTCAGACTCTGGCAGTGCGCCAATAATCTGATGAAACTTTCCTGTCCCACTTTTTGATGAATTTTGCAAGGCTTTAATACCATCAGTGACTAACTGATCAGTTGCAAGGTTTCTAAACGCTGCTTCAGCCTGTTCTTGTGCTGTAAATCTTGCTTTTGACAGATCATTAGCTTTTTGCCAGTCATCAAGAAAACCGCCATTTTGAGCCATTATGCGCATATCTTCCGTTGCTGCATCACGAAGCTCCGCCATGCGCCTTGCCGTATTTGCCTCACCAGACCTTATATACTTCTGCTCAGCGTCAGCAAGTTTACTTCGCCATGCCTTCATGGCATCAAACGTGATTCCTTTTTTACCAGTTTTAGCATAAGCAGATGCAAATTGTTTCATCTCAGGAGTTAGCGGCATACCAGCCAAAATATCACCCTGAATTGTAGCGTTCAGGTTTGACATTCTGGCCTTTGCGTCAGGCATCGTGGAGCGGACGCTATCCCATGCTGCCTTTTCTGAGTTCTTCATTTTATCAATACTTGCTAAAACCCTTTGTTTTATGGCTGCACTTTTTTCTGATGCAGATCCAGCCTCAGCACCAAGTTCATCAAGTGCTGAGTGGAATTTCGACTGTATTTCACTAAAAGCCCTAGTATGTGCATCCTGAACAATTCCTGGTTCGGATGCCAATATCCCTTCGGCTTGTGCAATTCCACGACTTCCAGATCGCATTCCTGGTGTTAATGCGTTTATATCAATTCCAGCAGACTCAGCCGCTTTTGCTACATCTTCGGACACATTAGCGGCCTGACTGGCAATTGACTGACGCCCAGCACCTGACTTTGCCATCCTGGAAACATCATTAGCAGAATTCAGTGCTGCACCACCAAGAGCCTGTGAAACCCTTGGCGCAATAACGCGCCCGACACCAGAAAGAACGCCTTGAGCACCAATATTGACACCACCGTTAATGGCAGCATTTTGTGCAAAGTTGCCATCCTGATTTGCAGCATCAGCAAGAGAACCTGCAATCATGTTTCCTGCGGAACCGATATCTCCAGCGAGCTTTGCTGGCGCTCCAGCAGCTTTTGCCGCTGTGCCAATTGGCAGGAGATACCCACCAATTGTTTCACCGGCTTGCGCGTAAGGGTCTGTCGGTCGATCGACTGGACGATAGACATCATCCAATACTTTTGGCCCACCAAGCCCATGACTGATTGCATTAATCAGACTTGCGCCACCCTGCAATACGTCAAATGGTATGTTTACCAGACCACGACCAGCCTGTTCTGCAATTTGCCCTGCACTTTGACCACCTGTGAGCCAATCGCCAGCTTGTTGCATCAATGATGGTTCTTCACGTGCTGGTTCATTATTGGCCTGATTAACTGTTTGTTGCTGAACAGCCTGACCAGCAAAATACTCATCAATGGCGGTGCCAATATCTTCGGTGCTCGTACCATCAGGGAAGGTAAATGTCTTACCGTTTGCAGTTACTTTCATCATTCCACCGTAAATTGAATGCCTGATTTTGAGGTATATGATCCAACCTGATTCGGTGTTTCTCCTGAAGGTATCGAATCTTGCGCTGGTGCTGCGTCAGTATTCATTGACATATACCGCTTAACGGCACTCCCCAATGATTCACCTTTTTTAACATCCACCCCCAATATCTGACCGCCATTACGCGATTGCCCAGGGTTGCCATTCGCGCTCATCCACTCGGCTTTAAACTCATTAAACTGCGCGTTTCGTCGCTCAAGGTTTGCCATTGCATCAAGCCATCTTGCGACCGTCTCAGGGTTATCCATGTCAGTTGGCGCACCCTGTCGAACGATCTCAACGTCTTTATCCGTTGCTGGGCCGGGAGGTAGGAATTTAAGAACCTGACTGTTAACAAGGGCATTTTGGCGGATGCGCAAATCACGCAATGTCGTATCGCTTCCGGTAAGTTTTGCGAACATGTTCTGTGCGTTACCGAACAAACCTGTCGTTGGTTTTTCTGCTCTGAACTGTTGAGCAAGCGCACTCATAGAATTGGCTGAGTTTGATGATGCTGTGGCATTGTTTACAGCCGTCTCGATGCCTTTTTCCATGTTTACTGACAGCTTAGGTGCTTCACTAATCAACTGCTGAGCCTTTTCCTGCGCTTGCTGCATCTTAAACCCGAACTCTTGCTGATCCAGAGCCAAGCGTTGTGCTGCGATATTGTGCCCAGTCATTGCTGACTGATAGGAAAGGTTTTGCCCTCTCGCCTGAAGTGCTTCACCAGCCTGATTGCTGCGGATTGTCTCTGCAAGTTTTCCGCGATCAATCTCACGACCAGCCATTTTGTCCTGAACATTGAAGTAATCAATCGGGCCAAGTGCAGCCATTCCAAGGTGATCAACAAACTCTGTGAAACCTTGTGGATTTTGCTGATACATTTTCGCCACATCCAGAGGGTCTACTCCGGCACGAGTAAGCTCAGATGAGTTGTTCTGCAACCATGACATCATGGCTTCTGGAGATGAAGCTGCGAGTCTGGCACTTGCTGCCAGTGTACCGACAGTGGAACGCTGGTCTTCATCGACAAATTTCATGCCGTTTCTTACAGCGTCAAACTGCTCAGGATACTGTGATGCCAGTTTTCGCATTGCATCGCGGTCACCAGATGTATACGCATCAGCATAAGCCTGCTGAAACTCTTGCTGCCGCTTCTGCTGATCCATCTGCTTATACATATCCATGACAGATGAAATGCCCTGCAAAGCCTGCAAGCCAACGTTATTACGTCCTGAACGCTCCATCTCGTTATTCTGTCGAATGTATGCAAGCGTGGCGTCTGCATCACTTGCTCTTGGAGCGTTGGAGTTCATGCCGCCTAACCCGGCAAGAAGCGCGCCTGAATTACCAGCCTGTTGCCATGTAGCCAAGAGACACCTCCATTAAAAAAGTGAACCAAGAAGACCGACGCCAGCACCAATTGCTGTACCCCAACCAGGCATGATTGCAGTCCCCATCGCAGCACCTGCCGCAGCTCCACCGAGAGCACTCTGAAAGCCAGACGGTTTATTGGCATTTGCTGCCGCTGCCGCCGCCTGCTGTTGATACAATTGGCTGACGTTGTTAGCGTAGTTCTGCCCGGCGTTTGCCTGACCTGTAAGAGCACCAAGGCCGATATTTGCCAGATTGTTGTAGTTGTTCATCTGACCTGACAGCCAGTTTTGACCGAGTGTAGGTGCGATTGCTGCTAACTGGTTTCCTGTTGCTGTAGAGCCTAATCCACCCGTTGCCTCTGCTGCTGCCAGACTCTGATAGCGCGCCTGCCCTGCAAGGTCTTTGTACTGCTGGGAGTTGTAATACTGGTTAAGCGCCTGACCTTGCCCCTGAAGAGAGGAAAGATTTTGCAACTGTGATACATACTGCTGAGCGAGTGGCGTGAACGGTGCAAGGTTTTGCATGTTCGTCTGCCACATTTCACGCTGCAATTCGATGCCCTTTTCAGTTGCGCGTGCCTGGGCTTTAGATCCGGAGTCGCTGCCGCCTTTCATATACCCATTCATGGGAAGCAATTTATTCTTGAAGCTTTCGCTAAGTACTAACATTTAATAGCTCCTCATATTTTGAACGAGGTAATTGATAGAGGGTGATTCCAACCGGTTTTCCGTTACTTATGTACGCATCATCAAGGTGACCAACACGGGTAGCGCCAAGCAAACGGATAATTGCCCGTCCGTATTTCGTGGTGTCAGGAACCATGGTGATGCTGTTAAGGAATGCTGAGTTTTCGAGAAGCCATTTGCAGAATAATCGATGCCCTTGCAGTGCATATTCACCACGGAATCCGGGGTCGTACACCGCATGGCATTCAACAACGCTATGCCAGAAGTTACGCACTTCATGCACTCCGACCAGCATCAGTCCTTCGTAGATGCCGAGGTATACCGCATCAGGCTTGATGTAGTATTTGTCTCCACTGTCTACGATATTTCCCGTGTTTGCCGGGTTGTTGAGGAATTCTGCAAGCTTCACCGGATTATCGATGAGCTTTATTTCCATCACTGCTCCGCAATGATTTTGATGGTTGTGGCAGTAAACGCCGCACCATTTGACTGAATGGTTAACGTACTGCCATTTGTGGCAAGAAAGCCGTCTTTATCCACGCTGAAGAACGTAGCTAACAGGATGTTGTCGGTTGTTGTCGCCGCATTACGACTGCTCACAAGTGTGTCAGGAACAGAGCCGGAAAACGTTAGCTGCATTGATCTGTTAGCGGTTCCGCTGGGCCACGTCCCGACAATCGACAGCTTGAAGAACAGGGTTTTGTTCTCGTTGAACACAACCATCTTGTTGTTAACGGTGTCGAAGAATGGTGCCAACGTGCCTGATGACGGCGTGAGCGTTTTCAGCAGGCTAACAAGGTTGGTAGGCGCTGTCGGAATTGTTACCGATACTCCTGAGTAAACAACCTCTGATTTCTTGCGCGTGGTGGCATACTCAAGCGCAGATATTCTTGTTGAGTGATCACCCACTGTGCTTTGTAGCGTCGAAATACTTCCCTCTGCCGCTGTTAGCCTGGTATCAAGTGCGTCGATATCGGTTGTATTCTGAGTTATGCGCGCATCATGGTTTGCTAACTCAGATTCATTGGCAGCAATTCGCGTCTCGTGATCAGCCAACTCTGTTTCAGCAGCCGTAATCCTTGTTTCATGATCTGCAAGAGTGCTTTCCGCTGCTGCAATTCTATGTTCATGATTGATGAGAGTTGCTTCAGCAGCTTCAATTCTGGATTCATGGTCTGCAAGGGTGACATCCTGCTCATCATTCTTCACCTGTGCATCATAAGCCCCCTTCCCTGCTTCGTTGGCCTTGTTTGCCACGTTACCAACATCAGTACCCTGTGCAATAACGTACAACAGATATGACTGCGAGAAGATATTGCGAGGAAGGATTGATGTATCGAGTCGTGTAGCCTGAATTGTTACCGGCTCATTGAGATTCGAATCAGCCATTACTCAATCCTTATCTGGCAGCCTGACAGAGTGACAGGTGACTTCGTGATAACGCGCAATTTGAAGCCGACATTTTTCCTGATTCGCCCGACACGCTTCCACAAAACGCGTTTGTCGTAAACGAACGGTTCATTCTGCTCAATCATCTGCTCACGACCGTAATTGATGCCGTCAGTTGTTGCAGAGAGAAAAAGGCGGTCGGCGTACTGCGCAACGCCAGTTGACGATTCAACCTCAAGGTCGAACACTCTGGCATTATCTGCTTTGAACAATGGAGTAAACAGCAGGTGTTCCTGTTGAAGGCCATATTGGCTGCTGATGTCGAACTGCAATTTCCCGGTCACGGATTCCAGCTTATCGCCGCACGTTATCTGATTGTCTTCGTAAATGAAGTCGATAGCGCGGTACACATCGTCATACAGGCCTGTTTTCAGCACACACCATTGCGGACCATTGGCGCTTGAAGATGCGTCGTACACGAGAACATGGCGCGGAAGATGGATAATCAGCAACTCATGCGCATCAAACCGCAGCGATTCCATCACGCCATCAGCCAGTTCATCAGCAGTGTAGGAGCGTAGTATTTTCTCAATGCTCGCGCTGGCGATTGGTGATACCTGACCGGAGCCGATGATGTATACAGACGGCGCACCCGTTGCCGGATTGCTGATGAAAGCATACGAATCAGCAAACGGCGTTTTGCAGTAAGTCCCGGCAATGCCTTTCTGCACCATCAGCGATGGTTGTGCGACATACAAAGCAGCACCAACGGTGGTTGCACCAGTCAGGGAAAAATATTCAATCGTCGATGAACCAAAGCAGACGATGAAGTCTCGCCATGTGCCGATACCGATGATGCCGTCCGGCTGCGATTCTGCGCGATATTGTGCGCTGTAACGGTCAGGATGCGATTCGTCTTCAAGGTCAGTGATAAACCATGAATCTGTGCCGTCTTTTGACCACGCATAACGCCCACGTAAGCGCGTAATGTCACGAACAGAACCTAACTCATACTGCGTGAATCCGCTGTCTGTAGGCCAGTTTGAGACGGTTTTAACCGTGCCATCATAGCGGTATTCGACCAGTTGCCCGTTAACACCTACCGCCTGTGATGTCCGACCATGTGCCATTGATACGCGACCACTTCCGGCAACATCACCGACTTCACTTTCTCCTTTGTACAGCTTGCCGCCACACACGCGATAAACAGCACTCTGCGCCATGTTGTACTCGACGCCGCGAGATACACCGTTCACATCAGAGCGTTTGACAATGCCCGGGAATGAGCGAAGATATCCCGATGAATTCAACACCTCCTTGGGCGTAGCTAAAAGATTGACTGGAAGTTGGTCTATATAATCAGCATTAACCGCACTTTTCCCTAATCCCTTCATTAGTGGTAGTTGTTGTATTGCCATTGGAATCAACCTTTATATGAACCCAGTTAGCATCACGCTTTAGCCTACTTGCCCAGGTCTTAGATATCCCGTACTTAGCCGCAATTACTGACAAGCTTTCTTTTGATGACTTGATTGCAAGAACATCGTCATCACTCAACTTGTGTTTTGGGTGCTTGGTTCCGAAAAACTTGATTGGTTTCTTTAATCCTGTGGCGTATGCATGTTTGATGTTTTCGCTTTGAGTGCACCACTCAAGATTATTGACGTTATTATTGAGTGGATTGCCATCAATATGATTTACCTGAGGCTTGTTTTCAGGATTTGGCAGGAATGTCATTGCAACGATTCGATGGGCAAAAGTCCATTTTGCTCCGATATTATAAAGCACCCTTCCCTGATTTATTTTAGGCTTTAACCAGCGCCCCTTTCTGAGTTGCGTGCTGCCATGCGCAGCCTTAACAACACGTGAGTGAGAATACACCCTGCCATCTTCTGTTACGGCATAAACACCTTCAAATCCAGGTATATCTTTAGCATTCTCAGAAAGCATATCTACTCCTTAAAGTTTCGATTTTTCATGTACTTATTATATCAAAATTGCCAACATATTCACTGGCAGATAGTCGATATAGTCGGCGTTTCTAAAGTCTTTGCCGACACCTTTCATAAGCGGAAGTTGCTGAATAGGCATTTATTCACCTATGCGTTTGGGATATCGCCATCAATCAGAGGGAGATCGCCTGGATAATATCGGTCAGATGTGAACACGTCATATTTATTACCCTGCCCTACAGGAAAATCTCCACGTCGTCGCATTGAAGGAACAACCAGAGTGTCGGTCATCAAGGCATCATATGAGCGTTGGGCGTTACTGAGAACTTGCGGAGTTGGTTCAAGGCTGTAATCAGATAGCATTCTCAGCAATAACTGATAGCCTACTGCGTGTTTGTATTTTCTTGGAAGACCTGACTCATCATCTGGTAATGGCTGCTCATCTCCAGTTGCGAAAGCGTAACCAATGTCGCCGGGGTTAATCATCCACTCGGACATCATATCTTCCAGATCATTTACACCATCTTCAATTGATTGCGGCTCAACATCAGTAAGCGATGCATTAGAAGCAATAGCAAACTTACGAAGCGCAAAAAGGACGATCTCACCCTTTGTCAGTACTGTTGCCATTGTCCGCCGCCTTACGACCTCGCTTACTGGTCGGTTTCAATTCATCAACTGAGGCAACAAAGCCCAACCTTTCGAAAAACTGGAAGTCTTTTTCTGCGATAACGGCCTGTACATGCCCGGATTCGTTATCTGCGGCAAGGAATACACTCATGCGATCCATATTGTTTCCTTAAAACATAAAAGGGGCGGAAGCCCCTTGTTATTACGGATTACCGAAGAACTGACCGCCCATGTGAGGGTTAAAGCACACATATGCAGGCAGTAAGTCAAAGCGCATTTTTTGCACGTTGGCATCGCCATCTGCGTATTTATGTACGCGGATGGAGAAACCTTCATATGTTGCAACAGCAGAATCAATACTGTGCAGTTTCGGCAGTGGGATAGAGCCAAGTCCACAGAAGAACTTGTTATAGAACAGGTTTGGCTTCATTGTCTGGCTAGCAGTGCCTACTACAGATACGGCATCGCCTGCCGCTACCTGACGACTTACAGAGTTGTACTGCGGGTTTGTAGTGTCATAAATCGGAACACCAGAAAGCGTAACCGTCACATCGCCACTGCTGTCTGAATTAGCATCAGCAGTAACCGTTGCAGTGAAGCTAATTGGTGTGGCTCCGTTATACAACGCCTGTTTGGTCTGCTGTTGCAGCCAGTAGGTATTGGTGAATTTAACCTGATCACCAGCTTTCAGAAAACCTGTAACGCTGGCTGTCGCTCCGGTCAATGTTACAGTGAACTGGTATGAGTCTTTAACTGCGTTATAGGTAACAGTTGGCTGTGTTTTGACTGTCAGTGTTCCGCCAAATGCCCCCTGCGTACGAGAGGCAAGCCCATTAGACATCAGTGCGCGAATGCCGCCAAAATTGGTTGGGATCTGTGCATTCTCCCATGCAGTACGAACCAATTGATCTGAAGCGTGCAAACCAGTCTGCGCATCAGCAAGTCGCTGTGCAGACCATGGATCCATTACAGCATAGTTTTCACCTTCATTAACGCCGAGGTCTTTCAGGAAAGATGCCGTCTGCGCAACATCAGACCATTTGGTGATTGGAGTATTGGGGCTACCAAGTGACAACGCACCGTTATTCATCATGAAGTGAGCAAGCTCTGTTTCAAGGTCGGTAACGATTCGCTGGCGAACCGGCGCGAGAATTTCCTCCAGTTGGTTAAGCTTGATCGCTTCCTCCAGTTGCTGATATTCAACAGCAACAGTGATGTAGTTACCTACACGCCCCGTAGCTTTACCTGATATCAGGTTGTTTTTATTTTTCCCTGAAATATCACCAGTGGGAGTACGGAGGGATGAGAATTGATGCGGACGTTTAAAGCTAACGCTATCGCCAGTGCTGGAGTTGATTTCACCTGCCAGCAACTGACGGTCTACGGTTTTCGCCAGAACTAAATCTGACATAAAACACGGAAGGAATTTTTTCAGAACGATTTGACTGACGTTACTATCGAGATTGTTAGGCATTTATCTTTTCCTTATTCGATTTTTGCGCCGGGGCATAATTTGTTGAATTCGTCTTGTTTCGCATCAGCACCGCCACCACGTACTTCCGGCTCTGGCTTGATGGCTTTCTTTGGTTTTGGAGCAAGGCTTACCTGTTTGCTAATCTGCCCCAAGAGGAATGCTGCGCGAATTGGATCTGTCTCAGCGGCTACACGCTGGCGTAATTGCTGGCTCTTACCTAAGCCATAGGCGAGTAGTTCAGAGCCTTCGTCTGCACAGTGAATGATGATTTCCTGCTGAATTGGTGGTAGCTCACTAAGAACAATGGCTTCCATTTCCTGATAATCTTTCACAGGAAGTTTGGCTGCCCGTTGTTTATGCGCTTCTACCCTTTGCTGGAAACGCTGCTGGTATTCCTGTTGCTGACGTAGTTTTTGTTGCTGCTGCTGTTCGACACGGCCTTTTTTCTCATGCCAATCAGTCAATGCCTGTTCAAACGCCTGTTCGTCATAATCACACGACTCAAGAGTCGGTTTTGGTGGAATAGCGTCTGGTTGTGGTTGCTGATGTTCCGCAGGCTTGGCTAATGCTTCCTCAAGCTGGCGTCGCAACTCACGGTTTTCTTTCTGTGTTTCTTTGAAGCCTTTGCGAAGATCTTTCACCCATTGCGGTGCAGGTTGCCCGTCAATGTGATCATCATCGTCAGCGTTAAGCTGAATTTCTTCATCACCAATACGCAAGGCGTAATCTTCTGGTGTCTCTTCGGTTTTTTCAGGATCAGTTGCCATCTCTTTTCCGTTGTCATCCTGGCTTTCATTCTCAGGCTGTGACTCTGTTTGGATGATGGTTTCTTCTGCATTTTCCTGTGTTTCAGACAGGTCAATAACCTGACCGTCGATGATCAGTTCGTTTTCCATTGATTACTCCTGGTTAACTCGGCATTAAGTCTGCCGGTGACTGTGGTGGTGACTGGAATTGCTGTTGTTGTGACTCGGCGACATCTTTCAGAAGGCGTATTACCTCCATCACTGCTTTGTCATCGATGTTTCTGGCTTGAGCCAGTTTATAGACAGTGTTTGCCTGACTCTCCATCGCATCCTGCTGGGCAGTAAATGCTTTGATTTGAGTTTGAGCAGTTTCGTTAGTTGCTTTTTGCGCTTCTGCCTGCGCTGCTACCATTTGCGCCTGAGCGAGAACCATTTCAGGATTTGGCTGGCTTTGTGCTGCCATTTGCGCCTGTTGAACAATCTGCTGCTCTTTCTCATTGCGTGGTTTTGCAATACCAGATATCAGCAGTTGGTTTCGGTTGTACTCTTTGAAGTCATCAAGGCCTTCGCCATCGATATTGTCCAGAATAATACCCTGAATTGCCGGGCGCATTGGGTCTGTTGGAAGCATAGAGCTAAGGACATTTGTCAGTACAGAAACCGTTGCATCACGTCGTGCTGTGTAGCTTGGTCCAACATCAACCGTCACATCGTATCGACCGACAGAAAGGTCATTTAACGCAACAACAGCCCCTGTTTGCCTGTCAACAACCTGTGCGCTCAGGACAGCGATATCATCGCTTCCATCTTCGTTAACGATGCGCACTTCACGCTCTGAACCGTACACTTCACGCGCCATTGACAGCCATACTTCACCAGCGCGTTTAAGACTTTTCGCCATATTGTCCAGATAGATAAACGAAGCCATATCTGCTCTGTTCATCAAGTTGTTAACCGTTTCCTGAGCAATATTACTTGGCATCTGCTGCATGGCCTGACTGCCGCCTGTAACCTCCTGAATATCAGCACTGGTTTGCTGTAGTAATGCAGCCAATGCCTGATTCATAACCGCAGGCTGTGTATATCCTGCCGGGGTAGCTCCAGCGATAATGTTGCCAGATTTATCTCTCACTTCGCGCAACGGCAAGAACGCTGGGCGTTTCTTGTTGCGAGCCTCCCAGTGCTTCTCAAGTCCACGAATTTGCTCCATGCCAACTATAGGGATCTGACCGGGGTCTTGCGCTGCAGTATCAGCCAGCATTGAAACCTGAAGGTTGTACAAACGCTGTGGATCCATTGCTTTTGCAATGTGCCCTTCGACACGCTCAATGTCATCAATGAACCAGCGTTTTCCATAAACCGGGATGAGGGGGATATGCTCACCAGGAATACGTCGAGGTTTCTCAAGGAAACCATCACCATCCACTACGGATACATACACACGACGGCGCTTCACTGAGCGCCTTGCCACTTCCTGAAATCCAGCTATTGCCAGTTCATCTTCAATATCTTCAACCTGATCACTGTCGTATGTTGCAATCTCTCCAGTGATTGGATGTCGATAACTGATGACGTCAACAGACTCTTTACGAACTTCGTAATACTTCGCTATGTAAATAACATCTGCATCAAACCAGTCATATTCCCAACTGGTCATAGACGTTACATCCAGAGAAGCAGGAGGTTTCTTTCCGTATTCAGCCTCATATTTTTCAGGTGACAACGAATACATGCAGAACGCCCACAACGCGTCAGATTTGTCGTACTTCTTAGCGTCGGGGTCAAACCACACAGAGCGCGACGGGTCGTATATTGGTTCAATAGCAATACGCTGACGATCGTCCATGGGGTCGTATTCATTGACCAGCATCGACGTCAAACGGAAGCAACCGAAACCACCAGTAGCAGCGTCGTCAAATGCATTATCGCAAGCCTCACCGCCATCGGTTTCTTCGTAGTCAGCACGGAACAGACCATTTAATTTATTGGCTAACTCTTCGCTTGCCTCTCTGTCACCAGGACGAAACTTAACGGTGATTCTGTTATTGCGGTATTCTGCAATGATGCGGTTAAGTTCAGTTGCTACCTTATTGATTTCAAACTTAGGATACTTCTCGAACTGCTCATCAAGCTTAGTTCCAGCCGCCGTTGCTCCTTCCCATTGACCTCCGGGGACACGAGCAAACCTCGTAGCTTCAATGCACTTTTCGCGCACTTCCTGCTGTGGAGAATAGGCGCGGTCAAACCTGAGCATGATCCGCTCATGTTTTTTCTCTAATGTCTCTGCCATGTTTACCAACCGGAGGATGAGGGAACGTATATTTCTGTTTCTTCGCGGACCAATGCCGGGCAATGCATACACATCATCAGCGCATCAGCCAGGTTAGGAGATGGAATACCGAGCTTCTGCTTCATTTCGACCTTAGTCATAAGCTCCAGCTTCCCGTTATTATTGAATTTGCGCTGAATCTGCGTCAGTTCTGCAAACAGCTTCTCCAGCATCTTCTCGCCTATCGCTTCTTTGTCGAAACTCAGCATGTCGTCTGGGTCTGCATACTCACCGTGAACAACCGCCCGATATGTCAGATACAGCCTGTCAGCCAGCGCGTAATAGAATTGTGCTCGCTTATTGCGGAACACATCGCCAATAGTGCGAACGTTGTCACCCTGTACGACTTCATCAGCCCATGCTCCGGCCTGATACGGCGCATCTTCATCGAATGGCGATTCACTGCCCTTGAACATCGTGGCGGTGATTTTCTTGCCGGAGAACGCTTCCGTTGTCTGTCTGCGTAGCCCCGCACCGACGCCATCACCATCCCACAGGTAATGGTCAGCGCCGTCTTCAATCGCCAGCGAAGTTGCCCAGTCAGCACCTTCATTGATGTCCATCAGCAGGCCTTCGGCAATGCGCTTAACTACCGAACCGTGGCGCGATGCATAACCTTTAGCATCCGGTCCTGTATCTGACGGGTCATGCGCAGAGACAACAGCGCCTTTCGCCTTCCATCCGAGTTTCTTGTGCGCATCGGTTGCGGCTTCAAGCCATTCACGTTTGATGATTGCCATATCACTTGCGCTCACTGGCTCACCAAGCCAGATGTGACGATACAGTGTCGGATTTCTGCGTTTACACTCTTCCATCTCCAGACGGAGAACTTCAGGAAAGTGCGGGTTGTCGGTGTAGTTCACCGTCAGCAGACAAATATCATCAGGAGGGTTTACTACGAATCGCTGATAGGTATCGTCGAGGATGTTCTTCGGGTTAAAGCTCACCCATATTTCAGAGAACGGCTTACGGATGGTTGGGATCAGGATATCCCACGATTCCTTTGTTACCGCTTCCGCTTCTTCCACCCAGCAGATATCAATGCCTTCGAGCGATTTAATCTTCGTCGGGTTGTTTTTTATGCCGTAGAACATGAATTCAGCATTCGTTCCGAGATGACGAATCATTGAACGCTGAATTTCAAACTCAGCCGAATATCCTTCACGCTCGATGGTGTCTTCAAGCAGCCGGATTACCGAATCGCTGATACTGTTTTGCAGTTCACGAGCACAGAGGATGCGCACAGGCTGCCGACGCGCCGCTTCAACAAGCAGCCTCGCAATTGCCCATGACTTACCGCTACCTCGACCGCCTTTGGCGACTTTGTAGCGATGCGCCTCAATGAACGGTTCAAAGATAGGATTAATCGAGGTCATTTTCCGAACAGAGTGCTCATCGGTGATGTTTCAATCTGGATTGCGCCGCCGTCTTTGCCTGTTAGCTCGTGATCAACCTTGTCGCGCCATTTATCCTTCTGTCGGTTCTTAAGCCAGAAAATGGCAGCGGTTGTATCAGGCGGGTAATACTTCTCAAGCGGAGTTTCGACAATTCTGTTTTCAATAACACGAATATCGATATCTGGAGCCACGAAGCCCATAGCGCGTTGATAAAGACGATCACTAACTTCTGCATCAGCGACGGCCTTACCCTTTTTTATGGACTCCGAAAACTTAGGATAATCAAGCTTCCACTTGTTAATAGTTGACTCACTGACTTCAAAGAAATCAGCAAGCTCTGCATCGGTGTAGCCCAGCAAGCACAGTTTGCGTGCCTGTTCGGCGTACGCCTCTTGATACTTTGTTGGGCGCGCCATGTTTATGCTCCGGTAGTAAACAGGTCTAACGCTTCCTTCGATTTACGCACCGCTTCGATAGTGCGGGTCGTGATATCTGAATTAGCGCCGCCTGACTGGAAGTGAATTTTGAATAGCTCAAGCTTCAGCTCGTCAGTGCCAATGAACTGAAATGCTTCCTCTGCGGCTGCGTTCTGGTTCATGACCAGCTTGTAAATCTCTAACTGGAATTTCTGTTCTTCAGTCATGGGAATAATCTCTGCCATTGTTGGCTCCGTTTATCCGTTAAAAGGGATATCAGTTAAGTTATCCCGTGTAGGGTATAAGCCATTGTCGAGACCATTCATTGAATGGCCTCTGCAATAACCGATGTCTTTCCATCAGTCCGCCACCACAAAGAATCTTTTTTGCCATAAGGCTGGAGATTCATCTTTCAGTGGCTGCCAGTGTTATTTCCCCCACTTACTGGCTTGGGTTGTTTCGCGGTGCTGCCGTTAATTGGTGAGTCCGGGGATTACGGTTTGCCCGTGCTGTTCAAGGCGTTCAATTCTAGCCAGCAGCTGTGGCTTCTTAATTTTTCCCCAGCGATTTAGCAGGCGACCTGACATGCTGGCAACATCCTTCTCTTTCATGTACTCCAGCATTACGGCATTTCGCTCTTCTTCAAATTGACGATTACCAACCTGAAGCATGGCGTACATCCAGTTGAATGCGTTGATGTAAGCAATTTTGATACGCATTGCTTCTTTTTTGGTGTAGGACATAACCAAAAGCATCAACCCATCCTTACGTAGCCGATAGAATTTTTGTGGCTTACCATTCTGTAACTCATTGTTTTTATAGCAAACCTCAAAATTGAGTTTTGTATCAAACTCTTCAGGACAAGCAGCGATTGTTCTTTCTACATCACGCACAACGTTGTCATGTCGCTTACGAAATGCTTTCGCCACCATAAATGAATCGGTGACAGGGTCATTGTTGGTAATAAAAACCAGTTCTTTGAAATCAATGCCGTCAACGATAGTTGGATAATTCATCGGTAATTACCTTTTAGTGATGAACCTTGTCACACAGGATTCCGGCCCACAGAAAGGCACCGATAACCAAACCGGCATCCTCAAGGGTCATCCTGAAAGGCTCTGTGTTCATAAGTCGCGCGTGTGAAGCGCATTTACTGAGGACATAAAAAAGCCCCGCTTCTGCGAGGCATTTTCCTGAAAGTCACTTGTTAAATTTCAGTGAAGTTAAAATTATTTTAAGCACTGAGTCCTGGTGTACTCCTGCAGGTAGTTAACCTGCGCGGTTATCCTGTCGATTCCACTTCGGAGACGGTAATAATTGAGTTCAGCATCTGCTGTAAGTCCTGGGCTTTCTCCATCGCCCATGCCGCTGGCTCCGGTCGTTGACTTTGCACAGGTGGCGGCGACTTGCAGGCGCTTACGACCAGCAGAAACATCAGCACGGAGACTTTCGATAGTCGCGTTAGCATCAGCAAGCTCCTTTGTGTATCTTGCGTCGAGTTCTGCTACATCACGTTGACGCTTCCGCATGTCAGCGATGGTGGCGTTCGCCTTCTCCAGTTCACTGGCCTTGTTATCGCGCTGCTCTTTGTAGGCGATTGCGTTATCACGGTAATGATTAACAGCCCATGACAGGCAGACAATGATGCAGATAACCAGAGCGGAGATAATCGCGGTTAACCGACTCATGACATCAACACCCCAACGGCCAGAAACCACGGCCACGCATCGTTGCCATTCAATGCGAGCAACGCTGCCATGAAAAAGCAAATCATGCTCATTGCTGCCCCCACAAACAGACTTCACGCTCAATCTCACGGCGAGTCATCAGCCCTTTCCATTGCTTACCGCCAGCGTATGTCCAGCGACGTAGCTGGTCACATGCGCCATTGATATCGCCCTGGTTGATTTTGCGAAGAAGCGTCGATGTTCTGAAATTGCCTGCGCCCACGTTATAGACGAACGAATAAAGAGCGCCGCGCGTTGTTTCCGGTATATCGACTTTGATGTACGGGTTAATTTGTCTGGCGACCGTGGCAAGGTCTTTATTCAGGAGGGCTTTGCATTCTGCTTCGG